CAAATACCGCTCGAGCTCCCTGTGAGCCGGAGTCATCGTCCATTGATCCGACGGCAGCTTTTGGTCAAATTCGGTACATCCCCGCTTCACAATCATCTTGTCCGCCGTGGCTTTAGAGAGCTCCTGCTCCACCATCGGGCGCAGAAACTCCCGGTATTCCATGGCCTGCTCTTTATCGTCGCAATAAACGAACCCGCCGTAAGGCTGACTGGTATGTCTTCGATGATCCACCCCGCACTTGCTCGGAAGATCGGAGGCATGCAAGACCCCAAACAGCATGAACAGCTCGTAGACACTGGCCGGCCTGATCACCACCTTCCAACACGCCTGACACCCGCTCGGGATGTAGGGTACTCCATCGACCACCGGAAACATCTCCTCCCAGAACTGCCACAGGTTGCAGCGCCGGAAGCGGGCCGGCTTGACGAAGATCCACGGGCTGTCAATGATGTGGCCGGTCATCAGCTTGAACTTGCCGGTCGAGGTGATCTCGACGCACTTCCCGGGCCCGGCACAGTGAGGCGAAAGTTTCGCTTTGATCATCCGCAGTGTCGGATTAAAAAACTGTCGATACACATTGATCCTTTTCGGCCGGACCCACGAGAGAGCCCGGCCTATGATAGGGTTATCGGACGGCTTCCCACGCAAGCTGTTCGCCGTCGACGTTCAGGTTGCTGTCGGCGCCGATGCTGAATCCCTGAGGAGTGGTGATTTTCATGCCGTTCCGCGGATTCGGGTCTATCCTGTCACCGTAACACTGATAGGCAGTATCGCTGGCAGCGGTTCGCTTGTAGTGGCCATCCACGAAGACTTCCGAGGCGTCGGCGCTCGAATCACCGTATTCCCAACGGTTGTTTGTTACGCCGTCGTAAGTGAGCACGTCGCCCCCGGCATACTCCCTCACCCCCTGCTGAGCGTTCGAGGCTACCGCCAGCTTGGTTGTGGCGTTGGCGCCGGATGCCGTCCTGGTCAATCGGCCCTCGTCGGCATTGCTGGCAACCAGTCCGTTTTCCTTCTGCCATTCCAGCACCTCAAAGTTGGCGGAATCCACATTCCACACCTTGACCCGCTTGGGGATGAATCCGAGGCACACATTGATCTTCGCTCCGGTCCCGTCGCAGGTTCCGTAAGCAACCTCATTGCCGTTCTGAGGCATGGTCTTATCCTCCTTCTATGATTGTGATGGGGGCGCAACGGCCCCCGTCAGGTTAGGTTGGATTGAGGGTTGCAGCAGTTTCGAGCCTGGCCATAAGGTCATCGTTCAAGATGACCGCCGTGTGCCAGAATTTCCACCCAAGAGTCCCGCGCTGACCAAGCGGGTCGTCCTTGGTCGGCTTCGGATTCACGACCGCCACGTTCCCGGAATTGACCCCACGCAACGGCACGGTAGCCCAGGCGTCCGGCGCCAGGATGATCAGCGGGTAAACATCTACCGCGGAGGCGGGATTGGTGGTTCCGATCATGGTTGCCCCGGCCGCACCGGCGTCCGCCCAGGCATCGAACATGGTGGTCAGGAGAAACCGCGTATTCTCCGCCGCACCCACTTCGTAAGGCATGGCCTTTGCCGGGTTCGGGTAGTTCTTCACCTCGGTAAACCCGGTGACGTTCTTCAAGTCCGCCTCGAGGTCGGTATGTCCCAGGCCCACGAAGGATGGTCCAACCGGCTCCGTCGAGTAGGCCGCGGAACCGGAAAGAACGTCCGTGTAGAACTCGGCATCGGCCCCACGGAGGTCCCGAACGATCTTGCGGAAGTCCCCGCGGTCCATAACCGTATTCACCGACGCCCTGTCCGAACCGTTCGTATAGAAAACGTTGGTTCCGCCCTTGAGCACGTTGATGTTGAGGGTTTCACGCGTCTCGCGCATCTGCCGCGACTGCAGTGACTGGAACTCTCTCAGCACCGGATCTTCGTGGGTGTCCTCGATCACATCTGTGATCCCGATCCAATCACCGTACTGCTCCACCGTGCATTCAACGTCCACATAGGTGGGCTTGGTGCCAGGAGGAGTCACACCCTCGGCCAACGGCGTGGTCGCAGCCGATAGCGCCAGGTAGCGCCGAAAGATCAGCGTCCGTCCTTTCCCTTTCGGCATTGGCTTGGTCTGCGCAAACCGTTCCGTAACGATCCCTGGAGTGGTACGCTTGAGCAGCTCACCCCAGGCCGCGAAGTTCGTGCGGGGGCTGATGTCCCCATAGGTGGTGTATTCAGCCATTTCAAATCCTCCTTACCGTGCTCGGGCAAGGAGCTCAGTGTCTTCCATGCCCGTCACTTTATGCCTGCGGCCTTGTTGAAGATCGACTCAGGATCGTCATCATCAGCCTTGGTTTTTCCCATCGCGCCCTTGTTGCCCTGCGGCACTCCACCGCTGGCAAACTCTTTGACCTGCGAAGCCTTGGCAGCTAGCGCGGCGTCATGCTTGGCGGCGGCCTGCTTCGCTGAATGCTCCTTGAACTGCGAGATAATCCCGATAGCCTTGAAGGGATCGCTCACGTTCAGGAACCCGGGAGATGCCTTGTCCCGTTCTTCAGCCCATGACTTGAACTCGGGTGAGGCCATAACCCGGTAGGCATCCGGGTGCCCTTCCACAAACTGCCCGGAACTGTCGTAGAAGCCTCCAACCACCTGCCGCTCAAAGAATCTCTGGCCTTCCTGCTGCCGAAACGACTCATGAAGAGACTTGATGTCAACGTCTCCGAGAGTATTCCGCAGCAGCTTCTTGGCCTCGTACTGGACCGCATCAGAAAAGCCCGGGAAGTCGTCATAGAAGCTCTTGACGTTCTCCGGCATCTCGTCCGCCTTGGCTCGTTCGGCTTCCTTGTCTCTGGCCTCAATGGTGTCAATTTTCTTCTGCAGCTCGGAAAGTTGTGTCGCCAGGTCGTGCCCCCAGCGCTGCGTATCCGCCAAGCGCTTCTTGAGCGTTTCCGCGTCGTCTTCCTTGGGCGCTTCCTCTTCCTTCGGTGTTTCTTTCGCCGGCTCATCTTCCGACGTTACGGCTGGCTTTTCCTCGGGAGTCCCCTGGTCTTTGCCGTCCACCTCGGGGGCCTCGCCAATCGCCTCAGCGAAGACAAGATCCGCGTCAACCTCGTCGGTTTGTTCGGACTGGATCTTCTCTTCGTCTTGCTCTTGGACTTTTTGCTCTTCTTCGTTCATTCCGTTTTCCTTTCCGAGAGTCCTGTCAAAAGGGTCGGATCAACCCAATATCAATACACGGCCCACAGGCCGCCTAGTACAAGAAGCCGAACAGGTAGAGCGTGTTTGTCGCACCACCGGCATGATTCGCCACCACCGCCTTAATCACCGTCCCTGCCGCATAGGCTTCAATCTTTGCAGGGGTAGCATTCGGAACCGGCATAAAAATCCCGGCATCATTGGCGGCATCAAGGTTGTCGCATTGCTGAGTGCTCAGAAAATCGGTCAGCGCTCCAGCTTGCCCGATGGTGATATCGCTACTCCCAGCGTCAGCCCCAACCACCAGCACGGCCTTGGTCAATACCGCCGTCTTTCCGGCCGGGACAGTATAGATGGTAGTGTTCCCATCCGCATCCAGTGCCAGGTTGGTAGCCGACAGAGCCGTTTCGATGTTGCTTGCTACAATACTCCCCGAAAACGTCTGAGTCCCGGCGAAGGTGTTGGCGGCGTCTGTCCTGGCAAGCGTGGCTGAGGTGGACGGGAATGTGTAGGTCTGGGCAGCTGTCCCCGACAGGGTGTAACCAGCGTAGGCTGGCGCCGTAGCTACGCCACCCGACAACAGCGGTTGACCGGCCGCAACGTCTGCCAGCTTGCCGATGGTGGTTGCTCCGCTGGCATACAAAATGTCACCGACCGCATAGGATGTTAGGTTTGTCCCACCTTGATTGACCGGCATGGTCCCGCTGGAAGTGAGCGCCTTGTTGGAGTCGGTGAACACAGGCTTACTGGCCGTGAGGGCGCTGTAGGTCGGAGCGGTCGTGCTGGTGAAGCCGGTCACGAAGGTGGGCGCCTGGTTGAACGTAACCCCCTTCTCGAAAATCACCGTCCCCTTGAACAGCATCTCCCTGATTTCGGAATGCCACCCGGCCCAGGCCGCGGTTGCCGCCGCGAACAGCAGCAGGACCATGACAAGCAGACTCTTACGCTTCATCTTCTTCCCCCTTTCCGTCTTCGGCGTGGACGATCTTCCAAAGGTCCACGGGCAGGTGTTCAACATCCTCAACGATCTGGATCACCCCAGACCAGTAACCATAGGTTTGGAGCGTGTTGCTCAACTTCCGCAGTTGCTTGCCGGCCGAATCCCTGACCGATCCCAGATACTGGACCAGTAGCGGCCAGTCGGGATGCTGCGTCAAGCTCACCAGGCGCCGCAGTTCCTCTGCCTTGAGATGCACTTCCGGGTTCACTGCACCACTCCCTGCATTCCCTCTGCAGGTCCAGCCTCTCCCGGAGCGCCGACAGGCCCACCCTGCAGTATGGCCTGCTGCTCCATCTGTGCCTGCATCGCCATGGCTTGCTGCTGGATTTCATCGTCCGTCATGAAAAACTTGTCCGGGTCGATGTCCCGAGTCCTGGCCAGCTCTCTCAAGAACTCCATCACCTTCGTCGCCTGCGCCGTCAATTGGTTCGATAGTGCGAACTGAAACAGCGACAGGATGTTTTGGCCTCTAACCGCCTTGTCCTGATAAGACGAGAAGCCCATGGCCTTTACCGCGTAATCCCCCTTGATTCCCTCATCCGGACTCGTCGCATAGTGGTAGTCATAAAACCCGGTAATCAGCGGCTCGATATGCCCTTCGTCGCAATTCCGGACCGTTGATCCAATCCCCTTGTTTGCCGACTCTACCAACTTGCTCATCTCGAAGGCGGTGTCCGGTTGATACCTTGACGTTTCTCCCTGCAATACGTCCGGAAGGTTGGTTTCCTGCGCGGACCACCGCTCGAACATATTGATCAGCTCGGGCGTGCTGCCTGTTACGTCGGGCGGCGCGAAGAACTGCAAGGCCTGCCTCACGTCCTCCACATGGTCCGCCGTCTCGAAGGTCTTCCCGGGATAGAGCACCTTGTTTTGACCAGGCGCCATCTTTGAAGCGTTCCACCAGAGCAACAGATTGCTCGACAGGCTCTTGTTGTCCATCATGCTCCGAACCAGCCCGTTCACCATGCTCTGGCTGTCCTGCATGTTCTCCGGCACGCTGAGCGCCCCGGCCTCGAACGGGACCTCTTCCCACAGTGCCCGGTAGACAGGTCGATAGGGGAAAGGATTGACAACCGGTTTGCGAATCACCACCGGACTCTTCCCCTTGGCAATGACGCAATGGATCTCGACTTCTTTCGACTGCTTGACGTTCGAGAGATCGACCGACCACTTGTCACTCTCCTCGAGATAGCGTTTGGGCACCCTCCCGAAAAACTCAATCACAGGGACCACCCTCCGCCGCTTCAGCAGAGCCTCAGCATACGGTCCGTGACTCTGGTCGATTTCGCCGGAATCGTCGTCTTTGAACTGGCTCAAAATGTCCCTGATCGCCTGTTCGTCGTACCCTGGTGTCTCCGCCAGATCCAGGAACCGACCGTAACTCATCATCTCCCTGACAAAAACTCCATGCCCCTCCTGGTGGTCACTGGTCTCCAAATCCCAAAACACGGACCAGGGATTGAGCACCTCCATAACAGGGCGCCATACCGTCTCGACACCCATCGTGTGCCGGCCGTAGCGAGAGAGGAGCTGTGGCCCGGCGTCGTACCCGAACCCGGGAACCGCCAGCACTCGCCGCGTTACCTTGCGTCGTCTGAGAACCGGCCCACGAATCCAGCTCATGCCGTAGAGCGCCAGAACCATGGCGGCCGTCATGTAGCGAGACTCAGCCCGGCATTCGTCCAGATCATCCCGGATCTGCTTCGACATCCGTTCACAACGCGCCCAGGCTTCCGGCTCGGGGAGCATCCTCCCGGCCATGTCTTCCGGGACGGGAGTGGGCTCCAACTCATACGGCAGCCTCCCGTTCTGCAGCATCACGGCGAGCAGGTTGTTGTACCCGGTAACAACCTTCTGCTTCGTCAGTCGCACGAATACCTTGCTCCGCCAGCCTTGCCCCTCGGAAGTCTTCCACTTTTTGAGCGTGGAGGAATCGTAGCGACCACGGAAAGCGTCGTCGTTGGCGCGCCATTGCTCCTCGATGAGGTTCCGCCGCTCTTCCATCATCCAGTTGAGCAAATCGTCCACCAGGTAGGACGCGAGCTTATCCCTTGTGTCTGCCATGGCTGTTCCCGGTCCTTTGCTTCCAGACCTGTTTGATCCGCCTGGTGATTACCGTCTTGCCGCCCACGGTGATCGCCTCCGGGGCCGACACTTCCAGGATCACGTTGCCCTTCCAAAGGATCGTCATCATCCAGTTGTTGGTTTCATCATGCAGAATTTTTGAGAGCTGCTTCATTTCGTCGTGGTCGGGAATCCTTCCCTCGATCTCCCGCAGGGCCTCAAGGATCGCCCCGTCAATGATCTTGCTGTGCTCGGCCGCCAGGTCGTACAGCATGTGACCAACCGACCACCGATCTGGTTTGCCTGGTATCCGGTCCCCAAGTAGCCCGTGGTGAGTATGCAGCATTCTCAGTACCCCGCCGCCTTGTCCAAGGGTTCGTAGTGATCGCGGTCCCGGGTCGCCCGGATCTCTTCTTCCGTCCGCGGCCGCACCTGCTTATCGAGCATCCGGCAGATCACGCCCAGGGCGTCCACAATGTCTTTCTCTTTCCCGCGCGGGAAACGCCTGAGCTGAAGCTCCACATCAAACAGCCAGTCGGGAGCCGTCGGCCCCTTCTTGGGTAGCCAGATTGCCCCCTGCCGTGCGCGGCCCTGAAGGGATCTGGCCTTGGTCAGCTTGTCGTTCATCGGGCTCATGGGCTCGACGTTGATGTAAATGCCGGTTTCCTGCATGTGCACCTTCAGGAAGGGCATGATCGTCCTGGCGATGTTCTCCGCCTCCACCCCGAATAGTCCCATGCGATACCGCGCCTGCAAGTCCGTCATCTTGTCCACAATCGTCAGGCTGTCCCAGTGACCCTTTGGGCAGTCCACAAGATAAAGCTCGTTGTTGACATCCAGCCCCACCACCGGGAGTGCCGTGTCACACGCACTGTCCTTCTCACTGATCGCCAGGTCTCCGCCGGCATAGAACTTGAGCCGCTTGAGCAGATGTTTGAGGTCCGCATAGTCGTACCGAGGAAACCAGCCCACCTGGAAAAACGAGTCGCCGTCCTCCGGAACAGGGTCGAGCAAATACTGGCATGAATAGATGTAGCTCGACACCAGCGGGTCATGCTTGATCGAATCAAGCTGAGCAGGTCCATACTGTACCGGCCAGAGCGTACGCCGGCGCTTGACACCATCCTCATCCACTTCCATCCACTCAGCCGGTCGCTTATACACCGTGTAGTCCCCGCTCTCCTCCATCTCGCGGTGGAGGTCTCCGTCGTCGTAGATCGTTCCGCAGATCGAGACATTCCCGTAAGTGGTGAGGATCGATGACCGCACCAGGGCATAAGCATCCTTGAGCTTGGCCATCTGCTCGCCGTTGGTCGTGTTTTCGGGAACCACCAGGTCATCGAACTTGATCCTCCCGAAATGGCTCCCGGTCGGCATGGCCTCGATGCCGAACGCGGTAATGCTCGCCTCCTCGGTCGAGATGTACCCTGGCAGAAAGATTTCATCTTCCCCCCACTTCGGGCATTCGCGCCGGTCCTTGGGACTGCGCCATACCCGGTCAGCGAACAGCGACCGGAAAACCGGGTTGCTCTCGTGGTGATATTTGATCCCGCGCATCCGCTTGACCGCTCTGAGCCTGGTATCAGACCCCAACCCGATGGGCTCGCTCGGCTTGATGAGATTGTGACGGATAGTGTCCGCAATGCTGTAGATCCGGCTCTTGCAGTGACCCCGAGGCAGGAGATAGAGATGTCTGTGCCGATCGCGCTGAATCTCCTCGCAAAATTCCTTGTGCGGCTCCCAGCAGAGCCACCACATTCCCAGCACGTACTTGCTGAAGAAGTAGAGGTCCCGCATGCAGTAGTCTTGGAGCTCACTCAGCGTCCTCCGGTCCAGGCCCTGCGATGCCGCTGCTCTCAAGGCGCTCAACAATGGAGCGTATGCCGGGTCCGGCCGAAATAGCGAGTTGCGCTTCTGATTGTATTGGTCCTCCATCCGGCCCGCTCACTTCCCTTCTCTCAGGCGGCATCATGCCCCACAGCTTGATTCCCACCTCCAGCGCCCGGCCCCTTGTCTGCCAGTCAACCATGGGATCAGACAGTACGAGGTCGCCCTTGTAACAAAACACCTGCTGTTTCGTGGCTTTAAGCTGTTCCGCCAATTCCTCGGCCAGGGTGGAAGGGTTGATCCCTTGCTTCTCGAGATACAGACCGGCGCCTTGATGCTGGTCGCGCAGGATCTCATGGAACCGCTCAACCCGCCTCGCCCAGGTGTCCGCCCGGCGCTTGCTCTTGGTTTTGCCCTTGGCCTTGGCAGCCATTCGGTCACTTCCCGGGCCCCGTCGCTCCGGCGTCCTTTGCGAACCTCGACAACAGCGCCACGACGGCAGGCAGCAGCAAGTCACGCAGCTCAAACGTGCCGGTCTGGATCACCGGCAGGACACCCAAGGCGACAGCGCCCAGGTAGCCCGTGAGGGTAGTGCGCCAGGACGTGCCGAGGAGTAGCTCAAGGAGTCGAGTCATCACGCCTGCCCCTTAACCAGCATCAAGAGCGTCTCAAGCCGCTCGACGAGTGTCAGCAGCTCGGTCTTTTTCTGCAGCAGATCGGTGAACCCGCTCACGTCCTGGACTACATCAACGGCCGCGCAGTAGGCATCTACCCCGGCAACGATCTGGCACAGCAGAGGCTCAATGGTGTTGGCGAAAGCCTCCTGCTGGTTTGGGAAGTATATCTTGCTCCAAGCAACGGCGGCACTCGCGCCCACCGAAGCAAGCTCAAGGTCTTGGCACGAGGCAACGGCCAGCTCCTGCCATCCGCGCTCTCCGGCCTGGTAGGACTGGATGGTCGAGCAGCCCGCAGTGGAGAGGGTCAGGCACAGCAATAGAATGATGGTGAGTCGTTTCATGGGTGTCCTCTCTGGCTCATGAGGTGCAGTATCAATTGCAGGGCTGGTATCCCGATTGCAGCCCCGCCCAATATCCAATTGAGCTTTCGGTCGAGATTGGCGATGGTAGCGAATATGCGCTCGATCTTGTCACACATTTCCTCCTCTCGCTGTCGGTGAGCCTGCTGGTGATTGTCCCATCGGTCATCAATCCGTTTGGAGAACTCAACATGCACCGGGCAACACTCGTGGTTAGATGGTGTCATCAGCTCACATCTCCGACGTGGAGCCGATATGCCTTCATATACTTCTCGACTGTCCCGGCCCCCAGGTAGGTGTTGTAGTGGCGTTTCCAGTATGCGGCCTGGCCAATAAGGTCACAGGCGTCTGGAAGCTGCTCCGGGACTGCCAAGTAGCAAAGGCGTGCCATCACTGTGGCCTGGTGATCGTCGGTCTGCTGGTCTGCAAACGAGTATTCCGAAACCGAGGGATACCGCTTGCCGTACTTTGTACTGAGCCACCGGAACGTGGCCGGTTCCATTTGGTAAATACCACGAGCGGGACCACCAAGCTGAACACGCAACCGTCCGAACGAGCTTTCCACCGCGCACGTTCCAAGCAGTAATGGCAATACCCTATCCGAGTACAACCGCAACGGTTCCAGCGCCTCGTGGATAATCTCGATCAGCTCTCCCCGGGTCATGTAAGCCACCACATGATCGCTACCCCGGTCACGAAACCAGAGAGCCACAAAATCAATTTCTGCCTCGGGTCCATCATCTTAGCGCAGCCTCTATCCGTGCCATGTGCGTCTGGATCGTGATCAGTGATTTGGCTATCTGTTTGCGCTCATACTGGATACCTGCCAGGGCGTTGCGCAGCTCGTGGCAGATTGCGTCACGGTCTAGTGATAGCTCCGCAGACTCGGTTACAGCCACCCCGCCGGTATCTCTCCACCAAAACAGCCTCATTTACGCCCCTCAGCGTGTGATGATATTTCGCTAATAATCTTGTAAACCATTATATGGTGCGGATCTACGGTTGTCAAAGTCCTATGGAGGGGTACTATGGAGGGGTACTATGGAGGGGTACTATGGAGGGGTACTATGGAGGGGTACTAACCAGAGGTACTTTTTTATTTTTTTTCTCCCCCCCGGGCCAAAAGCCACGCCTGCAGCCTGTCGGTTGTAGAGCAAACCATGAGCTTGGGAGGGCGTCCGCGCCACATCTGAAACAGCACCCCGGCCGCCTGCAGGTCTTTGCTTTGGTTTTTGAGCGACTGAACGGAGCAGCGTAGATATCGTGCTATTTCCTCCAAGCCCACAAGGATTTGGCTCATCAATCTAAGCCCGGCTCGTAGGGTCTGAGTCCACGCCCACACTCAGCGTAAACGTCGGATTCCCCCAACTCGGCCCGCAGTTTGTCATAGGCGAATTGTGCATAATGAGCCACCTTCAGCAGGTCCCGGAGTTGTTCTTTAGGCCCTCGCACCCCGGCTTTCCTGCGGTTGTAGTACCGCTGAATCTCCTTCCAACAGTCTTCCACAGAGAACGAGTCCACCTGTTCGTTGCCATCCGGGTTGCCGTATTGCGCTAGGGTGTATTTCAGAATGTGTCGCTGCATCTGTTCGTCGAAGCGGTTCCAGTGAGTCAGTCGGTCGTACATTAGAGTTGTCCTCCTCCATTCCCATAGTGCGCCCAGGCATACCGAGCGAGGAGCACGGCATCGGCCTCGTTATCGTCTTCCGGATTGCGTCCCAGGTATTGCTTGGCCGCCAGGATCATCGTCACTTTATTGGCGTGCCCGGACCCGGTAGCCCATTTCTTCAGGGTGGTGCTGGGCACCGGCAGGGATTCAATCATTTTCTCGGCGGCCAGCTCCTGCACACGGGTTTGCAGGCCGACACAGAGCTCTGTCGCGGCGCCTCCCCGCATGTGGGCCCGCTCGTAAACGAGGAGTTGTGGGCCGCCAGGTCTGAACTCAATGAGTTTACCGAGCCAGTTGCGGAACCTGAGAAAGACGAGACCGTTTGATTCTCCGCGACGCTTCTCGAAGCTTTGCACGCCCGATTCGATGATCTCCCCGGTTTCATCCAGCAGGCACCACCCGGTTTTCGTAGCACAGTCAAGAGCGAGGATCTTCATTCATCAACTCCTTCCGAGTATGAGTTGCTGCCAGTATTGCATTCCTTCGGCGATCCTGCTGGCCGCCAGCTCCCGTTCATGGGCTGGCCGGTTACCATCCAGGACAATCCGGCATTGCTCCGAGACGGCCTCCTCGGCTTTCCTGAGGGCAGGATTGAGGAGGGCTTTTCTCATGGCCAGGCGTCTCCATTTGTTGGCGGCGGGTATCCGTTCGTATAAGTCCGCCACCAGGTCGTGAGCATCGAAGATGGGCTGAAACGCGGGTGGATAGGACTGCTCTGAAGAGACAACGGTACAGGTCTCTTCCTTGACAGTCTCCACGGAACTCCCTATTTCGATCTCGGCTTTGACTTGTGCGAAATCCATTTTCTTCTCCTTATTCATTTTGGTCAGGGTGCCGTCAGGGTGCCGTCAGGGTAAACTCTCTCTCTTTTTTTTATAAAATATAATAATATAAATAACTTGTCAGGGTGGTCAGGGTGGTCAGGGTGAAAATTCTACCTCGGGCAAAAAAATCATTTCGATTTGTTGTTTTTGTCACCATCTAAATAATTTTCCCCGTAGCTTTTTTGATTTGTCATTTACCCTGACCACTATGACATTTGCCTGATTTTATTCAGAAATATGGAAATAGTTACCCTGACGGCACCCTGACGCCACCCTGACCACCCTGACATTCACCTGATTTTATTGAACAAACAGAATTTAGGACGTGTCCCATTCCACCTTCTGATTGAAAGCTTTTTCAAACAATGTCCGGCAGACATGCAGGTCCGGGATATTCAAGCATTGAATTCTTTCTCCATTTTCAGAAGGCCTGGAACTGTGAATCTCGGGGCAAACCGACCGTATCTTTTTGACAAAATGAGAACTGATCAGCGGGTATCGCTCATTGATCATTCGGCAGTAGTCAACGTAACTATTGTAGAGATCCCTGGTTGGTATGGGTGAAAAGTTAATCCAACCACCATCCGACTCCTTGAGATTCCCATTAGTGAGCCGATGAAACCAAAACTTGATCGCGGTGTTGGCGGTCTGCATCTGTTGATCGAAGAGCGCTTCCGTCTTTGGGAATTTTCTGAGATCCACCTTGCTTATATCGAGGTCAAGCAGGTCGTGGAGCATGGCCGCTTGGCCTCCATTTTTCCGTTCACGAGCGATAGCCTTGAAATACTTGGAATCCTGAATTTTCTTGGCTCCGACCTGAATCACGAAAAAGCGCCGTTCCTTGATGGCGGCGGGGACCACCCAGTCATTGTTAGAGGCAATAATGATCCTCATGTGATTCTTGATGGGGAAGGGATCTTTGTTTTTGGGTTCGACCATCAAGTAATCTTCGGTTATCAATGCCTTCAGCACTCCTTCAGCAGCTTTGTCGCCCGCCCACAAGGCCTCGTCCACAAAGCACAGCAAAACATCCTTGGTGTGGGCATTGAATCTTCCGGTGAGTTGTCCGGCCTGGGTGATGTGCATGTAATGAGGTCCGAAGATGGTCCCGAAGTATTTGGCGAATACGCCCTTTCCAACCCCTTGATCGCCTCGCATGACGATGGATATTCCCGGCCGCTCCCCACCGGGTTGTTGAACCATTTGCGCCATCCAGGAAAGCAGATACTTATAGACTTCCATGTTCTTGCGGCTGATGTTCTCGTACAGGTGCTCCTGCATGAGCGACCAGTCACCCTTTTGGGGCTCTATCGAGAGACCACGGTATAGATTATAGTATTCGGGATGGAATTCTCCTGGTGCAAACACCACTCCCCGGTATTGTGTACGTTCTTGCGACTTAAGCCATATTTCAGACAGGTCGTATTGCTTGGCTTTCCCGTTTCCATTGGCCATCCAGCATCGCTTGTTGGCGTACCATTTACGGAAATCTTCGACGGCTGAGAAGGTAATGGTGGGGCGGTTGAAGGTTGGATCATGCTCATGGTTCATGATCAGGCATTTTCCTCCAATCATGATCACGGCATGTTTTTCATTGAGGGCCTGCAACTCGGTGGCAATGTCCTCGGGAAGAAAACTCTTTGACTGGTTGCCTTCGGATTTGGATGGTGTGCAGGGTTTTCTCTCCAATGCCATCAGCTCCTCGACCGATTTCCCGTATTTCACGAACCAGTCGGTGAGGTCCTCTTTCTCCCGCATGAATTCCGGCCATTGGATCATCGACACGGACCTGGCGAAGTGGGGCAGGTGCCGGGCCACCCGTTCGGCGCCTTTCCGGCCGGCGTCGTCATGGTCGTAGCAGATGATGACTTCGAGGCCCTTGAATTTGGCGTTGAAATGATCCTTCCAGGTTTCGGCGCCTGCGGTCTGAGTGACGCAGTAAAGGCCGCGAGAAATCCCGCATAAGGCGTCTGGCTCGCCTTCGCAAAGGATGACCGGCTGCCCGGCCGCCCGGGCCCGCTCGATCACCTCCTCGGGATAGAGTCTGGCCTCCCCCAGGCCCTTGCCCCAGGACAGGATTTTGTTGGCGGTCTCGGGAGCGTAGGTCCGGATGTTGACGAGCGCTCCCTCGGAGTACACCGGGATCGCCACGGCCTTGCGCCTGCCCTTGTCGTGATACTTGATTCCGTATTTCTCAATGACCTCTCGGGACCATCCGCGCTTAGTTGTCAGGTATTCCAAGGCCTGTTCCGGTAGGGGGGAGAGCTCTTCGAGTGTTTTGATGCTCAGGGTTTTTCTGGCTGACTTCGGGGCGGATGAATCTGGTGGAAGGTACTTTTTCTTGAGTTCTTCGACGGCTTCCTGGGGGGTCATGTTGTGAAGTCTGGCGTGGAAGTTGATCACGTTCCCGGACCCGCAACTCGACCGGCAGATCCATTGTCCTGTCTTGAGATTGGCCGAAAATGAAGGGTTTTTCTCGGGGTGGAGCGGGCATAAACCGACCAGTTGATCTCCGGCTATTTTGGCCTTTTGGACGTATTGGCCGTAATAGCTGGCGTAGTCAATATGTCGGTCAAAGTCGGGCAAGGACATCACTCAGATGCTCCGCTACGGTTTCAGCTCATAAATCGCTTGGCAGATCTTGCGCACGGCCGACATGCACCCGCTTTCGAGCGACATGGGGCCTTGCGCGTTGTGGAAGGCGTCGCCAAGGGGCAGGCGCAGAGAATGTACCTCGCCCCGATGGGTAAGGGTGACCTGGATGGTGTCGGCTGACGGATCGGGTCCAGAATCCGCGAGGTCGGGGAACTGAGGAACATAGGTCATCGGAGGTTATCCTTGTTCCATGGAAAGTATTTGTCGGAACGCCCGGCAACAACAAACATCGAGCAGGTGATGAAACCGACCACGAAACCAACGAGACATCCAATCAATAAAGCCGACCATGCCAGGTCGCATTCCATCATGGCAACTCCTCACAGTTCCTCATAGTTCCTCATAGTTCCTTGCAAGACGGATCCGCATGCTTCTGGTAGAGCAT